CTAGGCCGGTGCGGCGACCGTTCGCACAGGCGCCGTGCAGATTGTTCCACAATTCTCGTTCGCTTTCAGTGTCGCAAACCTCCTTTATGCTCTCCAACTTTTCTAGCTCTAGCTCCACGAGGTCGTCAGACAATCGCATGCCGACCGAGGCTATTTCCTTAAGCTTGTTGAAATCAAACACGGCTTTGTCACTAAACGGATTCCGTACCAAATGCTTGAGATTTAAAGAGATTAATCTACAACTGTCGTAGGCTGACAGTGGTATCTCGCCGCACGGATTCGTTGTAAGTGTTTGAAATCCTTCATCTTTATAGCATTCCGCTGGCAAGTTTTTAATAATGTTGTCCCACATCAGAAGCCCGGGCTCTGCGGTCGTGGTTGCCGATTCAACTATCTTATCCCACAGTTCGATCGCCGAAACGTCTTTGGTATGGGTTGGTTCAGCAGCGTCAACAGGATATTGTAAAGTAAATGATTCTTTGTTTTCAACCGCCTCCATAAAGCTATCACTTATTTTTACTGAAACATTTGCCCCAGTAACCTTCGACAAATCTTGTTTCATTGTAATAAACTTTTCAACATCGGGGTGTCTGATGTCCATCGATATCATCAGCGCGCCTCGTCGGCCATTCTGCCCTATCATCCTGCATACGTAGGAATAAAAGTCTGCGAATGACCATGCTCCTGTGGTCGTTCGTGCCGAGTTGTTTACCAGCGCATTTTCAGGACGCAAATGAGAAATGTCAAGGCCCACGCCGCAACGACGCTTAAATAAATTAGCAAGATGTTTTCCGGAGTCCATAATGGAACTAATGTTGTCATTAGGCGACTCCACCACGACGCAGTTAGACAAAGAAACATTAACATAATTATTACCAACGCCCATCATAGGAGAGCCTTGCGGCACAATGTATTTAAAGTTTTTAAAATAAGAAAGAATTTCTTCTTCGGTCAAAGCGTGCTCGGACGTGTCCTCACTAAATTTATCTTCAATGCGCGCGAACTCCCGCGACATACGCACATGCATATCGTGCGGAGTCTTCTCCACAAAGTTTCCTTCGTTATCACGCATGCAATACTTGGTCATAAAAACATTAGTGGCCAGCTCATCATCGTTAAAATACTTTAGGGTGCCTTCTCGGACTTCTTCTTCTGTGTACATCTTATCTACTCCCGTTTTTAAACTTCTTATATTTCTCGGCCAGTTTTTGCTTTTGCGCCTGCGGGCTCACTTCAATCTCGTTATCTTCGCTTGGCTCTAGCACTTTTATAGACACAGTGCTTGTATCCATAAAGAGTGGATATATTATACCATCTGGACCGTTCCTATTTTTAGCAATAAAAACTCTTCCTGTGTTAGTATGTTTATCATCGATAGTTCGCGAGATACTAAAGATAAAGTCTGAAACAAAACACTTATTAAACGCTTCCGAAATAGATTCCATAGTTATCACCTCGGCGTTCAAGCCAGAACGATTTGTTTGTGATGCAGTCCAGATAGGGCACTTGTATTCTTGTGCTAATCCGCGAAGCTCTTCGTAGATAGATTCTAACTCGTTACGCTTTTCTCTTTGTGCTGTTACTGGGCGTAATAAATCGGCGTAGTCTACAATAATCATATCAATCGAAACATCCTTCATACGAAGACGTTCGAGATGTGTTTTAAGAGTATGAGTAGAGGCAGACTTTGTTGGGTATTCCTTAATAATAAGGCGCCCTTCAATATCCTGTACTTCTTCGTAGATCTTTTCTTTAAAAGTAATTAAATCTCCCAGATCGATCCTGGTAAGACAACTATCATACCGAGATCCTACCACGGTGTCTTGTAATTCCAAGGTGTAATGAATTACCGTTTTACCCTCTTTAAGAGCCTGCGTGCCCAAGTGGACAAGGGCCATAGATTTGCCGGCGCCGGTCGGTGCTATAACTACTCCAAGTTCTTTCTGCCCCAGCCCTCCTTGACATATCTCGTCTATAAGAGGCCACCCGGTCGTTATAGGATTTCGAAACTTAGGCTTAAAGCGCTCTTCAAAATCCTTTTTCCAATCATAACCCGCATTGTTATCGGCACCAAGTTTGAGAGACTGATTAATCACCACCGCAATCTCATCAAATGATGAATTCTGAAGCAAACCTATGGACTTGATCATGGCCGACTTCAAGTTCTGTTTACGGCAGAAATCCAACGCTGTATCCTTGATATATTCTTGATTCTCCAAGCCGGCTGCCACCACGCGAGCATAATATTCTCTGACTTGCCTCTGGGTAAGCTCATTTTCGTCGTCGATCCCAGAACGCAAGATGGTTCCAAGAATCTGGCGCGACGGATGCACACCATACTTCTGTCTGTATTGAAAAATTACTTTGAGAAAAAGCTTCAGGTACCGAAGCTCCAAAAAATTAATGTCAAGAACTTCTTCTATCTGATCGGCAAAAGGGCGATCATCTAGAATAACCATGCACAACTGCTCTTGAAACGATTTGCCATAACGAGAAAAGGTAACCTTCTCTTTTGATTCCATGTTTGCCTCTCTCTGATTCTACTAGTTTTTGAGTGCCTTGTCAATGACAAACCGGTTCATAGTTGCAAATAGATCGCTCCAGTTAAAAACCCCGAAGCCGTCTTCGTTCATCATCTTGATGAACTCTGTTCTATTAAACTCGTATCCCAAATTATCAAACACGTAATCAACCTTTTGCCTGCTTTGTCTAGAGAGGTTGGGATCATATAACTGCATCAACTTGTAGTTCCTTATAATTAGGTTTTTGTTCTCGATAACGCGGTCAAAAAACACCACTCGGCCCTCAGCTTTCTCGCAAAAATCTATAACCTCTTGAAATGAATACTCTTTGTCTTCAAATAAAAATGGTAATCTTTTTTTCACGGTCGGAAGCCCTGCGCCGCCGATGCCTTTGAGATTGTCTGACTTGTCTCCCGCTATCGCCCGGGCCATTGCAAAGTTGCAAGGATGAATGCCATATGTTTCTAAAACATTCTTCGTGGTGAGTACCTCTTTCTGAATGGGGCGAAACAAAACTGTTTCGTTATCACACAACTGAATGAAATCTTTATCACTGGAAACTATTACTTTCTGCCACCCTTTAAGCTTTTCCGACTGAACAATGTAAGCAATCACGTCGTCTGCTTCCACCTCGGGAAACATAAACTGTGGAATGGGAAGTTCATTAAGGTATTCTAAAAGCCGCGTCTGCTGCCACACCTTATTCTCGGTCTCTTCGTCCGGCGTCAGGTTACTCTCGCGGTTGAGGCGAATGGGCTTGCGCCCCTGCTTATATTCCTTCACAATGGCTCTGCGCTTGGCAGAACCCCCGGGGCCGTCCCAAACTACTACCACCATGTCTGGCTTGTTTTCTCGCACCAGCTTTTGGAGGATCTTCAAGAACCCCTTAACGCCGCCGATGGGCTGGCCGTTGGTAGACATGCTGGGGTCTACAATGTATGCCCTGAAATATGCATTCAGCGCATCGATGATCATCACTCTTTTCATAGTATCATGTTTTCTATTCTGCCGTTTCTGTCGGTATAGACTACTCTCTTCACGCCTACGTGTTTGAGAGCGCTCTCGCACATGGGGCACGGCTTGCTCATGCGGGGGAGTCCTTCTCTGTTGATTCTAACTACGTAGATAGTTGAGCCCTGTGTTATCGATCGATCCATGCCCAGGATTGCTCCTAGTTCTGCGTGGAGTGTGGGGTCCCCGTCGTTGTGATCTCGAAAGCGCTTTCCAAATCTACAGTGTCGGTGTTTATTACAGGCAACGTTGCGAATCGAGCTACCCTTTACAAGGACGGCTCCGTGTCTAAACTTTCCGTAGTTTGATTGCTCTGCAGCCTTCTTTGCTAACGAGATATAACGACGCTGTTTTCCCATACCATAGTATACACTATGGGGTGCTGGTGTCAAGGATTATTTGAAATCTATCTTGCCTGACACTCTTTTTCTTGAGCCCGGATAAGGCTCTTGCATAAACTCTTCTCGTTCAGTCTCGCTTGGTTGATAGAGCCCGGGTTGTACAACGTCTAGCGCATACGTAAGAAGTTTGATGGCTCCGGCGTCTCCATATTTTTCTTGTAGCTGCAGCGCTAACTTCTCTGCCGCATGGCCGATGTCGCGTTCTGCCATTTCTTCTTCATAGATTTCTCTAAGGAGTTCTCTTAGTCTACGCTTACCAGGTTTCATTTTATAATTCCATATTGAGAGCCCGGGCCAGTTTGCTAATCTGGTTCGAAAGAATATCAAGTCGCTCAGCATTCTCTTCAATGCCGAGCCACGGCTCTCTTAGTTCACCTGCAGCTGCGCGCTCAAGCTCAGGATCTCTGCCAAGTTCTTCCTTGATGATCTCTTTTAATCTTTGTTTGGTTATTTTCACGCGCCTTCTCCTAGAGCAAGGAACAATGTCCAACTACGAGACCAACGACTAGAGCTGCAGCGCTGTTCGCCGCCAAGAGAATGTAGAGTTCGCGAGGGGCGCGCAACAACAAAAGGGCCTTACCCAGGGCTAAACTGTCTAAAAGTAATTTCTTCATTATACTATTCCTTTATATTGACAACACAAGTGTCAACAATAAATAGTCACTCGTCGTCTAAAGTATAATGATCTTCCGCATTCCCAGTACGATTATCAAACTTCATTATGATCTCTTCATCCATAATGCTGAACACACGTTGTCTAAATCGTTCATCTTCCAGCTTCTCAACCCAATGAGAGCCCTGAAACTTTTCTTCTGAACCATCATCGTGCACCAGAGAATACCATGCGCCGGCGCGCTTGAGACTCTCCGAAGACTTGATTGCTTCAAGCCAAGATTCTTCGTCCTGTACCCCTACATCTTCTCCCCATAGGATCTTGAAAGCACAGTTGCGTCCTTGCGTTCCGAAACGAGACTTCTCTAATTTGACCTTGACTTCCGATCCAATACGAAATCCGTTGTCGTCTAGTACAAAGCTAGCCTTGGCTTTGCGCCCTGTTAACCAGACGCGAAGAGAGTATGCATAGATCATAGCCTTACCGCCCGGCGTTACATACGGAGTAGTCATTGCCTCCGCGGGAAACCTTGTAATATTAGTCTTCAACTGATTTAGAACCAGAAAAGTTGACTGACTGTTCGCAATCGGAATAGTCAGCTTCGACATTCCCTTTGCTAGGATGCGCGCCTTCACTGCCATCGACGATTGAGGGTTGAAATCCCCCTCCACATCAGAAATGGACGGTGTAAGTGCTAGTGAATCCCAAATAAACAGAGTTTTCTCTGCTCCGCTATTGAGGATTTGTTCAATAGTTTCAAGCACTTGCTCGACTGACTGAACTTGAACGTAAATAAGCGTCTCTAAGTTGCAGCCTGCTCTCTCAAGAAAGGCCGGATCGATTGCAGACTCGGCATCCATGTAGATTACATTCATGCCCATTCGCTGTGCATTGCCTGCGATCTGTGCTGCCATAAAAGACTTGCCTGTTGATTCTAGACCAGCGATCTCTGAAATCTTTCCAACGGGGATGCCCGCCAGTTTCCCTCGACAGATAATGCTATCTAGCCAACGAGATCCTGTGGGGATCCATTCCTTAACTTCAGTCGGGTTCTCGTCCTTAAGGTTGTACGCGACTTCCATTCCGGAAGCTTTGTTAATAAGGGAACGTAAATCGGTTACCGATACTGTTCCTACTTTTGATTTTGATTTTGCCATTTTCTTTCCACTTAATTTGAGACCCCTATAACCCCGGGCCTCCCTGCGGGCGTGGAGGGCTAGGCGTTAGAGTGCGCCTAGTTCAGCAAACGCAGCATCAACTGCATTTGTTTCTTCATCTCCGGTGGGAGTGGTATTCCCACCGAATTTCTCGGTCTCCGACGACACCGCTTCGGGGTCAGTAACCCCGGTATTCATAAAAGTATCCAGCAGCGCTGCAACGTCTTCTGACGTCTTGCGCTCAAATAGCGTGTCAAACTCTGGAATACTCTCCAATAGTTCAGTACAACTCTCAGCCGTCATATCCTCACACAGTTCTGTGCTACGTCGACGAGGCACCAGCTTCGTCTGCGGGAAGGACGCCCCCGGGGGCTTTCCATAGGTCATAGTAAGATCGGTGCCGGTCTCTGGGTCGGTGATGTCACCGTACTCCGGGTTAAGCACGAGGCTGAGAAGATTCTCATATGCCATCTTGCCATAACCCCAGATGCGCACACCCTTATCCTCTTCGCCGCGAACAAACACGGGAGAGAAGAAACGAGGACGTACGAAGAGGCTCTTGGCGAGCTTCTTGCTTTCGTCATCGTTATTATCTACACCATCGCGCCACAACTGCGAGGCAAACTCACAGACAGGACACTCGTCGCTGTAGTTACGCTTAGGACATAAAAATCCCGGCGTGTTTCCTAGGTTGTAGTGGAACCACTTCTCCTTGAAGGGGTCTCCATCGGGA